GACAACTACCACACAAACTGATGGTGCTAGATGGAATAAGCTGGTTCAAAATGCTGCCTTGGATATGACTGGAGGAGATAATGGAACTGGTGCTACTGAAGCAGCTAGAAGTACAGCCCTTATAGGCAGCACTGCTCTTGAGCCGAAGACTGGAATGCAGTCTCTCGATGATGAAGTTCTGAACATTGGGATTGCTCTTGTTCCTGGAATAGCTACTCAAGCTGTACAAAATGCTCTTATTACTTTAGCAGAAAGCACTCAAAACTTTATTGCTCTTGTTGCTCCTCCATACGCAATTGGAACTACGCAAGATGCAATTGACTGGACTAACGGTAAATCGTCTAGTACTGCTGGCTCTAGAACCTCTCCGATTAATAGTTCTTATGCTGCTGTTCACTGGCCTTGGGTAAAAGTGTTCAGCGTCTTTGATGCTAAAGATCGTTGGTTCGATCCTGCTATCTTTGCTGCAAGGCAGATGGCTTTTACGGACGCAATTGCTGATAGCTGGTTTGCTCCTGCTGGTTTCCGTAGAGGAAGACTGACTAAGCCTACGGAGGTGGAAGTCAAATTGAGCCAAGGTGATAGAGACACAATGTATAGTGGTGGCAATGTGGTTAACCCGCTTGTTAACTTCCCGCAACAAGGGATTACGATTTGGGGACAGAGAACCACACAAAGAAGCCCCACGGCTCTTGATAGAATTAATGTGCGTAGGCTCATGATCTATGTGAGAAAGGTTATCCTTCTTGCTGCTCAGAGATTTGTTTTTGAGCCTAATGATGAGTTCACTTGGTCACAGATTGAAGGACTGCTTAACCCCTTCCTTGACGATATCCGTAGACGCAGAGGAATTACTGAGTTCCGAGTTGTTTGTGACGATACTGTAAACACCCCAGTAAGGATTGATAGAAACGAGCTTTGGACCAAGGTTATTATTAAGCCTACCAAGACCGCAGAAATCCTTATCTTCGAAATCAATCTGACCAATCAATCGGCAGACTTAGGAACCCTTTAGGAGAAATAATTAATGGCAACTTCATATTACAAAAGTAAGTATGATAGAAACTTCACCCCTGGTCAGGGTCTTCCGACCATCTCTACTGATCTTGATTCAGTAAGAGCATATCAATTTGAGGTTCATTTCACTGGTCTTCCAGGTGACATAACCAACCAAAATGATCTAACTCTTGCTGCTAAAAAGATTGGTGGAATTGAAATGGCTTCAGAAGCTATCGCAGTTGATCGTGTGAACGATAAAGTTTACTACCCTGGTAAAGTTACTCCTGGTGATTTGGTTATTACCTTTGATAACCTGTACCTTAGAGAAACTGCAAGTGATCTTTGGAGATACTTCAAAGCTACTTATGATCCCATCACGGGAGAAATGACGAAGAACGCACAGCCTGGAGGCCAAGCTGGACTAACTTTCAAAGCTGATAAGGTAGAGATTGTAATGCTTGATAACACCATGACCCCTCACTCTGCTATAGAGCTTTATGGTGTTTATCCTACTAAGTGGGCTGCGGCTGAATTTAATTATACTACCAATGATTTCCACACTTTAGATGTGACCTTCAAGTATGATTTCATGAACTCTTACAACTATTCGAATCCTTGATTCTTAATTAGTTTTTGCTTGTAAAAGGTCCAGTCTAAGCTTATTTTTTAGACTGGACCTCTTTCGCTTCTCTCTATTATACAGTATGGACTACTTTACCGAGCTACTAGACAGCTTTAATAGGCTTAAAAAAAGAACTTTTAAGTTAGAATATATTAGTGAAGTTTCGAAGCTTAGAGCCAGGGCAGATGCAGCAGCAGCTAACCCACAAGCTCATGCTCAAGCACAACAAACAGCAGCAGCAGAACAAAAAGAAAGGGCTACTGCCGCTGAAACGGAAGCCTCTGAAACACAAGGGGAAGTGGACGCTGCTGCTATTAAAGCTGCGGAAGATCAAGCGCGGGATGTTGTTAAAGCAGGGGTGACTCAGGTCCCTGATGCCTCTAAAGAAGGTGGCGCAGAACCTTATGCTTATTTAGCAACCGATAGACAATCAATTAACTTGGTTGGAGGTCCTGTCGGTGCGTTTGCGATGTCCGTAGCAGACCCAGGAGGGAATGAAGATGTTAATTCCGAAGGTTGGAAAAAACTTGTTAGCTTTTTCCAAGAGGGTGATGCTGCTAGAGCAATAACGGATGCAGAGGTAGCAGAGCAGCAGAGGATTGAACGACAGACAATTGGCGGCTTCATGAGCCAGGAACTAGCTGAAGGTGAGGAATTAGGAGGTTTAGAACAAGCAACAATTCATGCTCTAGAAAAGCAAAAAGAAGAGGTGGCTAAGTTTTGCAAGAATAATGAGAGCCTTCAAAATAAAAAGACTGAAGACGGGATGAAATTAAAACACTTTTGTTCTAGACTTAATTCTTATTTTGCTGCTGGAAACTCAAGTATGGGTTTGGAGTATAAGCTTGCCACTATGAAACAAACTGCTCAAGTAGGAGAAACATCGGAAGAAGATGAGATAAAGGAAGGGGATCCTATTGAGACAACTTCTGTTGAAGAGGCAGGGGATCCTGCTCTTGCTTTATCTATTGCACAAAACCACGGAGTTTTGATGTCATTCTTAAACCACGATGTCATTGAGGGGGATACTCGTTGTGAAACATTAAACCGAAGTATTGGTGCTTATAAAAAGGATCGTATTGTTATTTTCTCAGACGATAAAAATGCTGACGGAACTCCAGCAGCACAAAAAGGGCTTGTAGTTACACCAAACCAGCTTCAAAACTTAGCATTAGATAGAGCATATAAGCAGTGTGAGATTTCTAGAGAGGATTTACAGCAATATGTAGGAGATGGTATAGACTATCAAGAAAAGAATGCCATCTTGGGTACTTTTTATGAAGCTGTTTTAGTTTTTTCTACGCAAATTTCTGCAAATCAAAGTCTTTCAGATACAGATAAAAAGATTGCTAACAAGGAAGCAGCAGACACTTTACTTAAAGTTATTGCCGATAACCATAGAATCTTAACAGCAATCCAACGAGAAAGATTTGCCGACCCAGAAGCAGGAGAAGACCTATTAGGAACTTGGGAAGGAGAAATTCAGGAAGAAATGTTGGCGATGATTGAACAAGCGGAAACGGGAGAGAGAACTAATTTAGAGCAGTGGATTATGAGAGAAGTACATACAACGAAAGCTTTAGTTGATTTTATGGGAGCAGAGGGGGTTATTCACGCAGGAGGAACAAGTAAGACAGGAGGTAGAGATGATGTTAAGTTTGTTTATTCTAATGAGGAAGTCGCTCAAGAAAAGGCTGATGCTATTGGGTCTACCATGATTGAAGACCCAAAGGATTCTGGTAAGTTTATCGTTGGTATTGGTCTGAAAAGAATGCAGAAACTTAAAGCTAAGTTTGGTGAGATCAATAGCCAAGAAAGGCTTACAGGCATGATTACTGGGGATATAACTTCGGACGGGAAAATAGAGCCTGGGTTTGCTAAATCAATGCAAGATCGACAGTTTGGTGGTCCTGTAGATGGTGGTCCTGGTGATAGAGAGAAGGCACTGATAGATTATGCTAGAGACTTAGATCAAACTATTATTGATACTACTTCTCCTTTAGAAGATGAACAAGTTTGGGTGAGTAATGACGGACAGATTCGCTCTTCTAGTCCCCAGACAGTAATTGAGAGAGTAGCAAATTCTTTATTAAAAGTTTTGACTTTTGGGCAAATAGGAGAGGGAAAGACTTTAACAGACGCTTTCTTTACGACTAATGAAAAAACAGAAACTGTTCTTAAACCTTTTACTGATGATGATGAAGGGGAATCAAATAGAGCTAGGTGTAGAGAAGCAGTTTCTAGAGTAGCTAGATTTAATTTATTAAACAGCGACATAGCTGGTACTCCTAGACCTGTAAAGTTTGATGAAACAGGAATGACTGCTGAAGAAATTGAAGCTAAAACTAAAGAGTTAGAGCTTGAATTGAATAGTCCAGAAGCTATCGAAAGAAGACAACAAGCGGCTCAAGATTATATAATTAAAGCAGCCCTTATTTGTGGATCAAATACTAGAGATATGTCTCAAGTAATTGTTACAGATGATGGACAAACGAGAGTAGTAAAGCACAATGAACTTTTTGATATGATTTGTAAAGCTAATAACTCTGATGACCCAGAGAAAAGACCTGTATATACCTTTGAAGACTCTAGTGTTCAAATTACGGTTGATGGACTAACACTTACTTTAGGACAAGAGAGAACAGGAAAGGGAGCAAATGCACAGACTCGTACTAAAGTAGATGTTCCTAAAAGAACATTAGATGATCCTAGAATGTTAGCTGATATTTCAGAAATTCCAACCCAACAAAACAATAGTAACTTCCAAGACTTTGTTCAGGGTCAAATTAAATTATTGGAAACCTTTCTTACTCAAACCACATAGAGTCCCAACACTTTAGAATTTCTTCGAACAGATAGATTCTATAGGTTTTATTTTTGTGTATCTCTATGTACTTAAGGCTTTCTTCAAAGGGTATATGGGCAGGTACTACAGCTATAGTAGGTTGTCTATCCTGTTTAAAGATAACCATAGGAATCTTCTGGCATTTTTCTGAATCTTTTTCACATTGATCTATAAATTTCCAGAATTGGGAACTATAATTATATAGACTATATAAGTTTTCTTTATTGTATCCTTTCTTGCATTCTATACAATACTTAAAGTTTAATGGTGTGATTAAATCCCCATAAATTTTAAGGTGGTCAGGCAGCGTGTGGGTAGTGGCGAATGCTCCAGACCCAGGAGTTCGTGAAAATTCTGTGGTCTTGAATCTATCATTAAGTGTCTTGGCTATGTGCCTCTCAAATGTGCTGCCCTTAGCTCTGCTGTTAACCTTCTTTTTCTTTTTAAGCTTAGAAAAATCATAATTGTCATCCATAAAGTAAACCTCAGTCTATAATAGTAAAATGGACCCCACGAAGACACAAATTAAATTTAATGTAAATGATTGGAATATTAAAGTTCGTGAACGGAGAAATAATCGTATGAGACTACAAATCAATTTAAGTAAGGATGAGGCATTAGCCTACCGTAATTTTGCAGACATGTGCAAGCCAGAGGAATTTACCGATTCAGATTTTATGAAGACGGTATTCCTCACAGGCATTGAGGCAATGAACCAGCAACTTGCTGACCTTGTTCAGAAGTATGCTAAGGAAAACAAAGAGGAGCTTGCTATGTCTGGGATTACTGTCCTAGAGGGAGATGATGGACAGATTAAACT